AAGCCCCAAGCCAAATCTTCGACAACAGTGTCAAGCATCGAGATGATGCTGTCTTCAGCAATCTCAGATGACATCTTTACAAGACCGGCCATCTTCTTTGCCGTCAATGTAATCTGAGAAAAAGTTAAAGAACTTTCCGTTACAGCTGCTGCCTCATTTGGGTAATATATGACCGAGTGTCCACTGATTTTTGGAACGCTCCAAGTCGTCGAACCCATGACAACTCTGCGACAACTTTGCCGCGCGTGTCCGTATTCTTCAACCAGGTTGATGAGTTGATCCGACAAAGGCGTCGGCACGGAGAATCCGCCCTCGCTGTTAGTCAGCGACTGTGCGGCCATGAAGTCTTGCGCCTTCTTGTTACCACCGATTGCTGCGAGAAACATGCCAGCTTCGTAAGCATCTTCGTTGTTATCGAAATGCCGTGATTTTGCGTATCGAGCTTTGGCTGGAATTGCCATTTTGTTTTCTTCCTTGGGGAGGTCTTCCGAAACACTTGGCTGAACACCAGCCGCAGGAGCGTCCGCTGCCTCCGCTGCAAGCTTACGCCGTGCAACGATCTCAGCTTTTGCTTTCTCAAATTTCTTAGCTTCATCGTGCTTTGCTTCAAGTTCCTGCGCCTCTTTATTGAGGGCAAGAATTTGCTCCTGATGCTCCGCTGATGGACTGTCGCCTGCAACCTCGATCAATGCTTCCACATCCACCGAGATTTCTGCAAGCCTATTTTGAATATCGTGCAGATTCATTTCTGATCCTTGTTTTCAATTTGCCGAACGGACGGTAAAACGCCCGTCCACATTTTTGCCTATTTACTCTATTTTGACATTTTTGTCAATTATCACACTTCAGCCGCATGCGAATCCTGCGTGCAGATGCCTCTGCAACCGCTGCATAGAACGGACTGATGACTTCAGCTTTCTTTTCAGGTTCTTTCATTTTGCGTGAGATTTGATTGATCTCGTCGATGAATCCGAGGTCATATGCTTGTTCTGCTGACATCCAGGTTTCTGCTTCCATCATTGCAAGCAGTTCATCTTCGGGTAGATCGGTTTTGTCTCCGTATGCCGAGGCAATGTCAGCATCCATCAATTCGAGGATGTCAGCCATGCTTCGGAACTCGACGCTGTTTCCCATCGCGACTGTCCATGCTCGGTGAATCATAAACTTGGCATTCGAGTTCATGACAACTCGGTCAGCAGCACATGCAATGACAGTGGCAATGCTGGCACAGATTGCGTCGATGTGAACCGTGACGCTGCCACTGTACTGCATGATTGCGTTGTAGATAGACAAGCCATCTGTGACGCTTCCACCTTCGCTGTCGAGCAAGATGGTGACATCTTCTCCTGCGTGCTCAGACAGAGCACTCAAAAAGTCATCTGCCGAAATATGGTTTTCAAAGTCACCAATGCCACCACGCATGGTGATAGTCTGTGCTGTTGGATTAGTTTCAAGTTTCATCTTGATCTTCCTCAATTTGAGTTTCTGGTTCTTCTCCACCTTTTGCAAGGTCGTTGTCTTGTGGGATGTTTCCGCTGCCTGCGTAGTAATCCTCGTCCAGACCTTCGACTGGATTCATTCCATGAATAGCACGCACTTCGTTACCTGATATCACTCCCTGCTGACGCAAGGTTGATGTGTAGCTTGCAAGAAACTCAAGGTTGTTGTTGTAGATGCTTCTTGCGTCCATGCAGTATCTGAATGAACCTGCTGACCGCTGGCGTTTGCTAAGTAGCTTGAGGTCACATTCGTTCTCAATCTTTGCAATCCATCGACCGAGGCAATTAGTCAGGTACGCTGACTGTCGCTCTGTGACAGACTTGTAAGATCCACCTGAGTTGTCACCGAGGACTGTCTCAAGCAGGAAGATGATAGCTTGGCTTTCACGCCCGAACTGACGCTGGGAAACGTACCCAGTGCTGTTAGTGTCATGAGGCAAGACTTGTGCCTTCATGCCCTCTCTGATCATTCCGGTTTTGCCAGTATTGTCGAGTCCTTCATGAGCCTCGTTGAACTGATCTAAAAAGTCTTGAGCTTCTTTGGCAGTTCGGAAAGCTCCGCGTGGTGCTTCCAGCAGTAAACCTGGTCGCCCTGCATTCCTGAACGTAGACCCAGATGCTTCAGCACCAGCTATCGCAAGACCAAACTGATCACGCATGATGTCAAGCAGGCTTTCTCCCCACCAACCATTTCGAGACAGTCCCATGACTACGAGCACATCACGGTCTGGCAGTCGATACATCGTGCGATCCCGACCTGCCTCTGCTTTTAATGTTCCTGCTGCTGTACCATCGTCGATGCTTACAAGATGCCATCGCTCGCCTTCGGCAACAACGGTTGTCGTATCCTCTGCTTGAATCGGAACCAAACCGACTGGCTGACCGAGGCTATTGCGTTCGATGTAGGCTCGACCATTGCCGTACAGCAACGCATCGAGCATGACTTTCTCAATCAGCGTGAACTTAGTGAAATACTCATTTGGATTTCGTATTGCCTTCGCTCCAAAGTCACTTGGGAACGGCATTTCTTTGCCGTCTTTCGTTTCTTTGCAGGTGATAGGCATCTGAGCCAAGTGACCGCTGATCTTGCTGACCGCGTTGAACACCTCTGGAATACCTAAGACGCTACGCATGGTGATGGGGATGCCACTGGAGGACTCACCACCACCAAGCATCTGGACAAGCCAGTCTGAAGGGTTTTTCAGGTTTGACGTTGCTTGAGCAAACATCTCACCTACTTTGCTGATAAACATGTTTCGATCCTAGTATGTGAAGTAGCCATTTGATTTGGATGATGCATGCATCGCGCGTCCCAGTGCCATAGTCATCGCAACAACACCGTCAATTTTCTCAGCCGAGGCTTTTTTGTCGAACATAACTCTGTCTTGACGGTCATGAACGAGCACTGCGTTTCCGATCATCCACTTGAGACATGAGTTGCCATCGTGCAGAAACCGGCCATCAGCGATGCATGCACGCAGTTCTTGGATTGGTTCGTTTTGATACCTGCATGACTGCGTCATTGATGCTGGCTCAAGACCTTCTGTTTCTAACCTTTCTGCTGTGCTCTGAGAGTTGTAAGGATCGTAAGCAACATCATAACATCGATACTTCTGACATTCTCTCAGCAAATCTCTTTCTAGCTCATTAGTCGGAAACCTTGTGGTCCTGATGAGATCCTTCTCGATGAAGTCAGCAAACGGTCTTTGCGTGATGTCCCGCGTTGTGTCGGTCGAGATGTACTGCCACGTTCTGGCCTCGTACCTGTAGATTGGGACTTCAGGTGCGTGCTCATCAACTTGCGTGAACTCGCCTGTTTCAAAGCGGGCTACCAAGGAAAACGCGGCTAGGTCATCTCTGCCTCCGAGGTCAACGCCACAGCCAACTGCATCAGCATCTTCCCAATCAGAGAACTCGCCGGCACAAGCATCCCACTGCTCTAGGTCAAAGGCAGCAGAGTTACTTGATGTCACGATGTTGCAGTGATACTTTTTGAATCGACGCTCAACGATGACATCAGTCTTGGCAGGCTTGGCTTGGTCTTCGAGGTACTCAGGCATGATGGTCACGCCAAGGCACGGGTTTGCCTTAATCCAGTTTTCGGGATCGTAGACATCGTCATCTTCATCAAGTTCGTAGTTCAGAAAGAAGTAGCTTTCATCGTCGAACTCTCCAGAGACAACCCCTTTGCCGTAGTTGTACTGCTCCAGCCACAAAAACGAATTATCGTTTCCTGCTGTGGTGATGAATAGAGTCAGTGGTTGCGACCTAGCACCACCTTGAGTCAACATCGTTTCGACGAATGCTTTCTGCCCACCATCGCTTCGGAACGCTGCCAGTTCATCGATGACTGTCAGTGATGCAGAGAATCCATCGAGTGGTTTGTCTGAACCAACGCAGAATATCGAGCCTTGATTATGCTTAAAAAATATCTGGTTGTTCTTAAGCGTACTCATCGAAGACAGTTCTTCTGACTGAGCACGCATCCGACATGCTTCAGCAAAGACAACTCGACTGGCTTGTTCTTTCTTTGTAGCTGCAAGGAGCACCTGAGCTACGTTTTCAAAGCCTTTGCTGACTGGGTTGTAGTCCATCGAGCCAGCAAACAATGCAATAGCAGCAGCGAGGGTTGACTTACCATTCTTGCGTGCAGGAGAAACCATTGCCTTTGAAAATCTTCGACAGTCATTGG